CTTATATGAGTGATCTAGACAACAAAAAGCAACAAATTTTTAACTATGTCCGCACCATGCTAGGTGATGGCATGATTGATGTCGAACTTGATCCAAATCATTACGAAGTAGCACTTGAAAAAGCATTGGGCAAATACAGACAACGTGCTGAAAATGCAGTTGAAGAATCCTATGCTATATTAGAATTACAAGAAGATACTAATGATTACATTCTTCCAAACGAAGTAATGGAAGTTAGAGAACTATTTAGACGCTCAATTGGATCTAGATCTGGAGGCGGTGATGGTGGTACATTATTTGAGCCATTCAACTTAGCCTACACAAACACATACTTGCTAAGTTCTACGCAGATGGGAGGACTTTCAACTTACTATGCTTTTGCTGGATACCAAGAGTTAGTGGGTAGAATGTTTGGATCATTTATTAACTTTAAATTTGATCCTGTTAGCAAGAAGTTAACAATTATGCAACGTCCTAGATCAGACGAACAAATTCTTATGCAAATCTACAATCAACGTCCGGACTTTAATCTATTAAGTGATCCTTATGCCGGACAATGGTTAAAAGATTACACATTGGCGGTGAGCAAATACATGCTTGGAGAAGCAAGAGGCAAGTTTGCTACAATATCTACACCGCAGGGTGGCACATCACTAAATGGCGATGCACTCAAAGCAGACGCTACAGCCGAAATGGAGAAACTGGAATTAGAATTGGCAAATTATGTTGATGGTAGTAAACCATTATCATTCGTAATTGGCTAGATCTTGCTTGACATTCCATATTAATGACTATACAATTAGAAGATGCTTTTAAGAATAAAGGATCTTTTATGATAATCGGTATTTGTGGATTGATTGGTTCAGGTAAAGGAACCGTTGCAGATTTCTTGGTAGAGCAACGTGGCTTTACAAAAATATCATTTGCAGATAAACTTAAAGATGGTGTTGCTAGTGTATTTGGCTGGGATCGCGAAATGCTGGAAGGTAACACAGACGATTCACGCACTTGGCGTGATAAGGTGGATCCTTATTGGAGCACAGAAACAGGACACCCTATTACACCTAGACTGGTGCTACAACTGTTTGGTACAGATTGTATGCGTAACGGGTTCTACGATGGTATATGGGTTAGTTTAGTTAAAAAGCAACTGCTTGAAAATCCTGATTCAAACTTTGTTATTCCTGATGTACGCTTTGAAAACGAAGCAAACATGATACGGTCTATTGGTGGTAAACTGTGGCGTGTAAAACGTGGTGATGATCCTGAATGGTGGGATACAGCACAAACAGAAATGCGTCAAAAAGCGGCACAGAAACAATCAAAAGGCATTGTTGTTTCACCTAAAATGGAAGAAAACTATCCTGATGTACACATATCAGAATGGGCATGGTCAAACGTTGAGTTTGATGCTGTTATAGATAATGATAGCAGTATAGAGTTTCTTAAAAATCGGGTGTTAAGTCACCTTGTTTCCAAGTAAATCCTTCTTTGTGCAATATACGTTGACAGTTAGCACAAACTGTTTTTAGGTTATTGTGCCTACAGTTTGTTAGTTTTCCATCAATATGATATACAGCAAACTGTTCAGAATGGTTGCTTGTAAATCCGCATTTATCACACTTGCTTTTTTGTCTGTATCCTAGTTGATGCCACAACGGTACACTAGGAGTTCTTCCTCTTGCACACTGTTCACATTTAGATCTATAATAGATCTTACGACTCTTTTTATAGTTTATTGCACAGGGTCTATTTTTGCATGTTTTACATAAAGGTCTAGCCATAATTGTATTTAACCCGCCCTTTTCGATACCTTTTTCGCTGTATATAATACCGCATTTTTGGTTATCGTGGCTAAATATGTTTAAGAACTTAATAAAGGAGTAACGAGATGGCACTTACATCACCAGGAGTAGAAGTTAGCGTAATTGACGAAAGTTTTTATACGCCAGCCGCGGCATCTACAGTTCCACTAATTATAGTAGCAACTGCCGCTAATAAGCCAAATGGCGCAGGTACAGGAACAGCACAAGGAACGCTTAAAGCAAATGCTGGTACACCATACCTTATTACATCACAAAGAGAATTAACAGAAACGTTTGGTAATCCAACGTTTTACACAGATTCATCTAATAACCCATTGCATGGTAACGAACTTAATGAATACGGATTACAATCTGCTTATTCATTCTTAGGCGTTGCTAACAGAGCATACGTTGTTAGAGCAGACGCTGATCTAGGAGAACTAACAGGTAGTTCAAGTGCACCTTCGGGTTCACCAGCAGACGGCACATATTGGTTTGATACAAATGATTCATTATTCGGTGTTTTTGAATGGAATAGAACAACACAGAAATTTACTAACAAGGTTCCTTTAGTTCTTAACTCAGTTACTCAACTTGTTGGTGATGTTGCTAGTGGTGATCCAAAATCTAGCGTAGGTGCAAAAGGTGATTACGCTGTTGTTACTGCTAGAACTTCAAATGATGCTTATTACAAAAATGCTGATAACGTTTGGGTTAAAGTAGGTTCAACTACAAGTTCAAACATCGCGGCGGCAACTGGTTCAGATTCAACATTTACTTCAGATAGTTGGAGTGCAAGTTGGCCAGCAGTTGTTGGAACAGTAGCAGGTCCAACACTAAACAATGGACAGGCTTTAGTAATTAACGGAACAAGTGTTACAATTTCAGGCACAACAAACAGTGCGTTAGCACAAGCAATTAACGGTGCGGCAATACAAGGTGTTGGTGCAAAGGTTACATCAACTGGCGTATTAGAAATTTACACTGATGGAACTTCAAGTTCAGATGGTACTACAGACGATGGTGCTATTATCATTGAAGATTTAGGTGGCGGCACAATTAAAGCAGATGCAGGTATTACTGCAACTTATTATCCTTCACCAGCAACGCAAATTTCAAGACACTCAAATGTTCCACAATGGAAGTCAACTGACACAGTTACAGTTGCAGGAACATCAAGAAGTGCTATTAGACCAAGTGGTAGTATTTGGTTCAAAACAACTACACCAAACCTTGGTGCTAATGTAAAACTTCAGGTATGGAATGACAGTTTAGGTGTTTGGTCAACTGTTGGCGCACCAATTTACGGTACTAGAGAAGAAGCAGTAAAAGAAATTGATTCAACTGGCGGAACATTGATTCCAGCAGGTACTGTATTTGCTAACGCAAACTACACTGGTAGAGCAACAGCAAACGATTCAACAACTGGCGTTGAGCAACTTGTTAACTTTAAATTATACAGAAGAGTTACAAGTTCTCCAACTACTGTTACTGGTACAGAACAGGGTGCTAACCCAACTGTAACAGCAAACCCAGGTTATAACACAATGTCTATTGCAGAAACAGTAGCAGGTTCGAGTGTATTCTCAACTGCAAAAACTGTTACTGTAGGCGGAACAACTGTTGAAGATATTGCAAGTGCAATTTCAGCGGCAGGGTTTACTAACATTACAGCAAGTGTAGCAAACGGCTTCTTAACAATTAGCCATACACTTGGTGGCGAAATTAAAATTACAGACGGTAATGGTATTTTAGCAACAGCAGGATTTACTGCTTGGTCAAGATCTAGTGCAGGTGTAGAAGCAGGTACTCCTAACTACTACACAGCAGGTGCGGATAATGATCACGGTTTTGTAATTTCAAACTGGAAACCACTTGTATACGAAGCAAGTGATAATGCTCCAACTAGCACACCAGCAGATGGTACATTATGGTACGACACAACTTTAGATGCTGTTGACCTTATGGTACATGACGGTAGCAAGTGGGTAGGTTATTTAAACTATGCTCCATTTGCAGGAACAACTGATCCAGAAGGTCCAATTGTTTCAGCAACTGCTCCAGCAAAAACTGGTGGACAATCAGACGGAACTGATCTAGTAAATGGTGACATTTGGATTTCAACTGCTAACATTGACGAGTACGGTGCAAAAATTTATCGTTGGGATAACGCCGCTACTGAGTGGGTAGCAATTGATGTTACAGATCAAACAACTGAAGATGGTATACTATTTGCAGATGCACGTTTTGGTGCTTCAGGTGCAACAGGTGACACAGCGGCAACTATTAAAGACTTGCTAAGTTCAAACTATGTTGACCCGGATGCTCCAGATCCAGCATTATATCCAAGAGGTATGTTGTTATGGAACACAAGACGTTCAGGCTTTAACGTTAAGAAATTTGTAGCAGGTCATATTGACATTACTGCTAACAGTGGTAAAAACACACGCTTCAATGACGAAGCAATGACAAACTACAAAACTAATCGTTGGATTGGTTGGAACACAGTTAAAGCAGACGGTTCAGGATTATTTGGTAGACAAGCACAACGTCAAACAGTTGTAGCGGCTCTACAAAGTGCAGTAGACACTAATGATTTATTACGTGATGAAGAAACACGTAACTTTACATTGTTAAGTGCTCCTGGTTATCCAGAACTAACAAACAACTTAATTAGTCTAAACGTTGATAGAGGCTTAACAGGATTTGTTATTGCTGATACTCCATTTAGATTACAACCATCTGCAACAGCATTACAAAGTTGGGGTAATAACACAGCAGGTGCGTCAGGAGATGGCGAAGACGGTGCTGTAAGTTATGATGAATACATGGCAATGTTTTATCCATCAGGTTTAACAACTGATGTAAACGGAAATAACATTGTTGTTCCTCCAAGTCATATGATGATGCGTACTATTGCAGTAAGTGATGCGGTATCGTTCCCATGGTTTGCACCAGCAGGTACAAGACGTGGTGGTATTACTAATGCATCAAGTGTTGGTTACATCGACAGCGAAGGCGAGTTTAATGCTGTAGCACTAAACGATGGCATCAGAGATACAATGGCTGGTGTTAAAATTAACCCATTAACATTTATCACAGGTAGTGGACTTGTTAACTTTGGTCAATATACTAGAGCAAGAAATGCTAGTTCATTAGATAGAATTAACGTTGCAAGATTAGTTGCATACTTAAGACGACAAATGACACTACTTGCTAAACCATTTATGTTTGAACCAAACGATAAAATCACACGTGATGAAATCAAACAAGCAACTGAGAGTTTATTACTTGAACTTGTAGGTCAGAGAGCATTGTATGACTTCTTAGTTGTGTGTGATGAAACAAACAATACACCTTCAAGAATTGACCGTAACGAGTTATATGTTGATGTAGCGATTGAGCCTGTTAAGAGTGTGGAATTCATTTACATTCCATTACGCTTAAAGAACACAGGTGAAATTGCAACTTTGGGCAATTCATAATGGTGATAAATAACTATATACAAGGAGCAAATTAGATGGCTATTTCAAGTTTAAGCAAATTTACAGTTCCGTTGGCGAGTGACCAATCAGCAAGTTCACAAGGCTTGTTGATGCCAAAACTAAAGTATCGCTTCCGTGTTACTTTAGAAAATTTTGGTGCTGGTGCTCCTAACATTGAACTAACAAAACAAATTATAGACGTAACAAGACCAAACGTAAACTTTGAGTCAATTGCACTAGATGTTTACAACTCAAAGGTTTATTACGCTGGTAAGCACACATGGCAACCAATTACATTAACTGTACGTGATGATGTAAACAATGCTGTAAGTAAGAGTGCTGGTCAGCAGTTACAGAAACAGTTCGACTTTTTCGAACAATCAAGTGCGGCATCTGGAATTGATTACAAATTCAAAACTAGAATTGAAATCTTAGATGGTGGTAATGGCGCAAATGCACCAGGAGTACTTGAAACATTTGAATTGGTTGGTTGTTTTGTACAAGACATTAACTACAATCAGTTAACATACAGTGATTCAAATCCAGTTGACATCACAATGTCAATACAATACGATAACGCTATCCAAACAAATGGTGCAGGTCAACCAAATGGTATTGGTACAGCGATTGGTAGAACAATTAGAACTTTAGCAACAGGCTAATAATCTAATTACATATAGTCATCTATAGAGGTCGGTGGCGTAAAAATCACCGACCTTTTTTTATGACTAAATAATAATATGGCAAGCAAAGTAACTAAATTTCTCGGCAATGTAGTAGGTGGTATATTCGGCGGCGACGGCGATATGCGTGATCATCAACACGCGGCAAGATTATTCACTGACAATTTCATGGCGTTGGCGCCAAAGGTTGAATTTTTATATCATGTATATTTTGATATTAATGAAGTGGCGGCACGATCCCCAGGAAACTTTGGATTTGCTAAAGCAGAACCAAATATAGAAGTAGGAATGTTGGTTAAACAGTGTAATGTTCCAGGCGTAAACGTTACTACAGAAACAAAAAATCAATACGGTAAAAAAACAAATATTCAAACACAGGTACAGTATACTCCTGTAAACATCACATTTCATGATGACCATACTAATTTAATAAGTGGTATGTGGCAACAGTATTTTAAAAATTATTATGCCGACTCTAACTTCCCAGATGAGTTAGGACAACAACCTACATATTCTGCATATAGAAATGTTGGCCCGGGTGCTAACAAAGCAACAACATTATCACAATATCAATTTGGTTATCACAGTTGGGTAACAGCAAACTTTTTTAATCGTATTTCAATTTATCAATTAAGCCAACATAGATTCTATGAATACACTTTAATTAATCCAATAATTCAAAGTTGGGAAGGTCCACAACTCAGCAGTGCAAGTAGTAATCCTGCAGAAAATAGAATGACAATTATATACGAAGGTATAAAGTATGCAGAAGGAAGTATTAAAATCGGAACTCCGGATGGGTTTGCACAACTACATTACGACACAACACCTTCGCCTTTATCATTAATGGGTGGCGGAACAGCAACGTTGTTTGGTGATACAGGTGTGCTTGCTGGCGGCTTGGATGTGTTTGGCGATGTAATGAGTGGACAAGCATTTCTTAATCCTCAAAACTTTATTGGAACAGCAATTAAAACAGTTAACACAGTTAAGAACGCAAAAGAATTATCAAAAAATAAAGGTGCTATAAAAAGTGAATTACTTAATATAGGTACAAA